TGGGCCGGCGAGGTGGCGCTCACCCTGGACGGGCAGCGCCACACCCTCAAGCTCACGCTGGGCTCCCTGGCCGAGCTGGAGGCGGAGATGTCCGCCGGGTCGATCGTCGAGCTGGTGGAGCGGTTCGAAGCCGGTCGGTTCTCCAGCCGCGACGTCCTCGCCCTCATCGTCGCTGGGCTCCGCGGCGGTGGCTGGAAGGGGAGCGGCGACGACATGCTGACGGTCGAGATCGATGGCGGCCCCGTGGAGGCCGCACGGGTTGCCGGACAGCTTCTGGCGCGCGCTTTCACGACCCCGCAGGCTGCATGAGCGGCTTCGACTGGCCCGGACTGCTGCGCGCTGGATGCCGGGGTCTGGGGCTCAGGCCGCACGAATTTTGGGCTCTTACGCCGGCCGAATTGCTCATGCTGCTCGGGCGAGACGCCGGTGACGCCCCCTTGAACCGCCAGCAGCTGATGGCGCTCGCAGACGCCTATCCCGACGACGAACGGAGGCAGCAATGAAAGAGAGCGACGGGCTCGACGAATTCGACGAGCAGATAGCCGCGCTCGAGGAGTCCATGGGCGGCGCGCAGTCGATGACGGCGGCCTTTTCCCAGGAGCTGCAGCGGATGCGCTCCAACCTCTCCGACACGAACCAGGACGTGAAGACGCTGTCCACCGGGATCAGCCGCGGCCTGAAGAGCGCCTTCGACGGGCTGGTTTTCGACGGAATGAAGCTGTCGGACGTGCTCGGCACGATCGGACGCTCGATGGCCAACACCGCCTACAACGCTGCCGTCAAGCCTGTCGCCCGGGAGCTGGGTGGGATGCTGGCCTCCGGTGTCGCGGGCCTCTTCTCGGGCGCAAGACCCTTTGCCAACGGCGCGAGCTTCTCGCAAGGCCGCGTGATGCCGTTTGCCAGTGGCGGCGTCGTCAACGGCCCGACCTACTTCCCGATGCGCGGCGGCGCCGGTCTGATGGGAGAGGCCGGTCCCGAGGCCATCCTGCCCCTGAGCCGCGGGTCCGATGGCCGGCTGGGCGTGCGCACGCAAGGCGGCGGGCGCTCGGTGAACGTGGTCATGAACATCACCACCCCCGACGTGCAGGGCTTTCGCCGGAGCGAGAGCCAGATCGCCGCGCAGATGGCCCGGGCCCTCGCGCGCGGCGAGCGCAACCGCTGAGGAGTCCAGATGCGCTTCCACGAAGTGAGATTCCCCACCACCCTCAGCTTCGGCTCCCTCGGTGGGCCGGAGCGGAGAACCGAGATCGTCAGGCTCGCCAACGGTTTCGAAGAACGCAATTCTCCCTGGTCGCATTCGCTGCGCCGTTTCGATGCAGGCGTGGGGATGCGGTCTCTGGATGACATCGGCACGCTGATCGCCTTCTTCGAAGCCCGCCGCGGACAACTTTACGCGTTCCGTTGGAAGGACTGGTCCGACTACAAGTCGTGCCGCGCCTTCGAAACCGTCGGCAGCGCAGATCAGGTGATCGGGTATGGCGATGGCGAAACACGGACGTTCCAGCTTCGCAAGCGCTACGCTTCGGGAGAACAGTCCTACGACCGGCCGATCAAGAAGCCGGTAGCCAATACCGTCACCATTGCCGTGAGTGGCGTGGCAATGGAACCGGAAACCCAGGTGACGGCAGACGGCACCACCGGCATCGTCACCTTCCAGCAGCCGCCGGCGGATGGTGCCGAAATTGCCGCCGGTTTCGAGTTCGACGTCCCGGTCCGCTTCGACACCGATCGGATCATGACCTCGATCGAGGCGTTCCGAGCGGGCGAGGTTCCCTCGGTCCCAATCGTCGAGGTGCGGGTATGAGCGAGGCGGCGCTTCTGGAGCATCTGGCGTCCGGCGAGACGAGCGTCTGCCGGTACTGGGCGGTCTACCGGACCGACGGTCGCACCTTCGGCTTCACCGATCACGACACCGACCTGGCGTTCGAGGGCATCGTCTTCCGCGCCGATACGGGCCTGAGCGCGCAGGCGCTGCAACAGGGAACGGGCCTCTCGGTCGACAATTCCGAGGCGCTTGGGGCGCTCACCGACACGTCGCTGACCGAGGAGGATATCGAGGCCGGACGCTTCGACGACACTCGCGTCACCTCGTGGCTGGTGAACTGGGCCGAACCCGCGCAGCGGATGGTGACCTTCAGCGGCGCCATCGGCGAGATCAGGCGCGGCGCGGGTGCTTTTCGGGCGGAGCTGCGGGGGCTCACCGAGGCGCTCAACCAGCCGCAGGGGATGATCTACCAAAGGCCCTGCTCGGCCGTCCTCGGCGACCGCAGATGCAGGGTCGATCTCGACCGGCCGGACTACCGGCTGGAGCGGCCGGTCCTCTCCTGCGACCGCGGCCGGCGCTTGACTTTGGAAAACGACGCCGCTTTTGAGGAAGGGTGGTTCGAACGCGGCCGGATCGAGATCCTGTCCGGAGAGGGCGTCGGCCTCGTCGGCATCGTCAAGACCGACCGGATCTTCGGCGGCGAGCGGATCGTGGAGCTCTGGCAGGCAATTCAGGCTCCGCTGGCGAAGGGCGACCGGGTGCGCCTTCGGGCCGGGTGCGACAAGCGACCCGAAACCTGTCAGTCGAAATTCTCCAATTACATCAACTTCCGCGGCTTTCCTGCAATTCCGGGAGAGGATTGGCTGATGGCCTACCCGTCCAGCCACACGATCAACGACGGAGGCGCCGCGTGAGCGCGCGGGCCGACGTGGTAGCAGTTGCGCGGGCCTGGATCGGCACGCCCTACCGGCATCAGGCGTCGGTTTGCGGCGCCGGCGCCGACTGCCTCGGCCTGTTGCGCGGGATCTGGCGGGAGGTGCAGGGCGGCGAGCCGGAAGTGCCGCCGCCCTACACGCCCGACTGGTCCGAGAGCGGACATCGGGAGCGGCTCTGGGCGGCCGCGGCCCGCCATCTGGTGTCGATCCCGCCCCCGGAGGCCGAAGCCGGCGCCGTGCTCCTGTTCCGTCTGCGCGAGGGGGCGGTCGCCAAGCATCTGGGGATCCTGGCCGAGACAGGCCCGGGCGCCTCCTTCGTCCACGCCTATACCGGCCACGGCGTCGTGGAGAGCCCGCTCTCGCAGCCGTGGCGCCGGCGTATCGTCGCCGCCTTCACCTTTCCCCGCAAGGAGGTCTGATGGCCACTCTGGTTCTCTCGGCGGCCGGCGCGGCGGCTGGCGCCTCCTTCGGCGGCACCGCGTTCGGCCTATCGTCCGCAGTCATCGGTCGCGCCGTCGGCGCCACCGTAGGCCGGGTGATCGATCAGCACATCCTCGGCGAGGGTTCGCGCGTCGTAGAGACCGGGCGCGTCGACCGGTTCCGCCTCACCGGCGCCAGCGAGGGAGCGCCGATCTCGCAGAGCTACGGCCGCACGCGGCTGGCGGGCCATGCGATCTGGTCGTCGCGCTTCAGCGAACATGCGCGCACCTCGGGCGGGTCCGGCAAGGGCGCGTCGTCCGGGTCCGAGACGACCAGCTACTCCTATTCGGTCAGCGTGGCCTTCGCGCTCTGCGAGGGCGAGATCACCCGCGTCGGCCGGATCTGGGCCGATGGCGTCGAGGTGTCCGCGGACGATTTGAACCTGCGGGTCTACAAGGGCAGCGAGGACCAGCTCCCCGACCCCAAGATCGAGGCTGTCGAGGGCAAGGGAAGGGCGCCGGCTTATCGCGGCCTCGCCTATGTCGTCATCGAGGATCTCGATCTCGGCCGCTTCGGCAACCGCGTTCCGCAGCTCAATTTCGAGGTCATGCGCCCCGAGCAGCCCGCGACCGGGCGGGCCAACGGGCTCGCGCGCAGCATCGAGGCGGTCGCGATGATGCCGGGCACGGGCGAGTACGCGCTCGCGACCGAGCCGCTGCACTTCGAGGATGCGCCGGGCAAGTCCCGAACGGCGAACGTCCACACCCCGAGCGGCAAGGCGGATTTTTTGACCTCGCTCGACGCGCTCCAGGATGAGGTGCCGGGCTGGCGCTCCACCTCGCTGATCGTGTCTTGGTTCGGCGACGACCTCCGCTGCGGGAAGTGCCGGCTCAGGCCGAAGGTCGAGAGCCGCGAGAGCGACGCCAAGGGCATGGCCTGGAGCGTCTCCGGCGAGACACGGCGCAGCGCCGAGATGATCGCGCAGGTCGACGGTCGCCCGATCTATGGCGGCACGCCGACCGACCAGTCGGTGATCCAGGCGATAGAGGAGTGCCGCGCCCGCGGCAGTGCGGTGATGTTCTACCCGTTCATCCTGATGGAGCAGTTCGCCGGCAACGGGCTTCCCGATCCTTGGGGGCAGGGCGGGGAACAGCCGCCGCTGCCGTGGCGGGGCCGGATCACCGGCTCCGCGGCGCCGGGCGGCGCGGGCTCGCCCGACCGCACCGCCGAGGCGCGGGCGCAGGTGCGCGCATTCTTCGGAAGCGCGGAACCCGTCGACTTCGTCCGCTCCGCCGAAGGCGTGAGCTATATCGGCCCCGAGGAATGGTCCTACCGCCGGTTCGTGCTC